TGCTTCTTTGTTTTCTTTCTTATTTCTTAAAACATTTATCTATGAAGATGAAAGATATACTCTTCAAAAATGGAAAGTTTTTTCACGTAAAATATTTTCTAGTTTACCACCTATATTATTATTTTTTACTATTGTTGCTGCCTCTACTAAAGTAGCACTCAAGACTTATAAAGTAGTTAATAATATTCAATCTGAAGGAAACATATCAACTAGTGGTAAATTTACTGATGAAAATGTAGACGATTGTGTATTAGTTAATGAGAAACAGTCTAATTGTTTATTCCCTTTACCTGTCAAAAAAAGAGATTGTGATATTGATTACGATCAAGTGATTAATATCACTCCTAATTTGATTGGTACACCACGTAACTATAATAAGATTGACGAATTACATAATACTATACATTCCAATGTCAGATATACAGTTTTACAATTTAAAGACGGATCTCGTGTTAGAACTAAAATTTTAGGTATTTGTCGCGATTTTGTTTTAATAAACAAACATTGTGTTAGAGGTGAGTTATATACTATGCATGTTTCTATGAGCCCTAATCAGGCTTCAGGTTTGATTAAAACTCACTTTACTTCTGAAGATTATTTAGAAGTGGCTGAAGACATATTATTAGTTAGGCTGATAGGTTCTATCTTTAAAGATATTACTTTTTCTTTATGTGATGCCCCTTTTAGTACGACACCGCTAAATTCTATGTTTTTACATAGAGACCTAATTGCTCAAAGAGTAAAAACTGAATTAGTTGATGATGATCATAAAATGGTTGTTAACGATCCATATCGTTATACTTTTCCCGAACATAAATCTGGTGATTGTGGTACTCCATTAGTCTCTACCATAGGGTATAAAACTTTTCTGGTAGGAATTCATTGTGCTGGAGTTAGAGACATAGGTTATGCTTGTGTCATTAATAAAACAGTTCTTATGGACCAATTACAAATTCTTAAGGATAGATGTATTCTTACCAATATTGTTTCTGAAGGTTCATTTCGTTTTAATACAACTAGTGAAATAGTTCCTTTAGGACCTAAATGTCCACTATTGTATGAAGATATACCTTCAGTCAATGTATATGGTAAAATTAGCGATCATTTACACATAACACCTAAGAGTACTCTTACAAAAAGTATCTTTTTTAACAAAACTGACTATTTGCTTGGTATACCATCATCCTATGATGGTAAACCAAAATATATGGCACCTAAGATGAGGTCTTTTAGAAATGATGGCGTTTTTTGTTCACCCGAAAATAATTTTATTAAGAAAGTAGGTGTTCTAAAAGCTCCTTTGAATAATAGAATTATGGAAAATGTAGTTCTTTCCTTTACTAGTGATTTGATTTTACGTCTTAGAGAAGAGAATATAATAAGTGCAAACCCTGTTCCTCTTGATGTTGCTCAGAATGGTTTCCCTCTTAATTTTTATTATAGAGCAATGAGAAATAATACATCTGGTGGTTTCTTATTTACTGGTACAAAGAGTAAATATCAGACTAAAACTCCTTTAGATTTTAA